GAAGAGTTTCAGAAACTCAGTTGACTTACTCACAGTCGTGCTCGTACCGCATTATAGTACTAAAGCTCGTATCGCTTCGTAGTACCAAAGCTCGTATCGCTTCATAGTACCAAAGCTCGTATCGCTTCGTAGTACCAAAGCTCGTATCGCTTCGCAGTACCAAAATTAATCATTCAACAATTGCCCATAGCATATTGAATTGATTATTCATACAAATTTCCTAGTATATTTGTAAAGAGTTTTGAAAACTCAGTTGACTTACTTACAGTCAAAATCCAAACAAAATGGGAGTTCTTAAAGATCCAACTCTTTGGGAATATTTCCCTATCAATAAGAAGGTCAAACCTTCTTTTGATACAAAATGTTCACTTCCTGAACAAACGCACAAACTGTGTGTACCTCTAGATGAGGCTACTGACAAGCTAATTACAACTCTGCTTGATAAGATGTTCCATCTAAAATTTGACAAATTTTTGTCATTGTTTGATATTATTTCAGACTTCCAAGAGCTTCTGCTCTCGATCCCAGTTCATAAAAGAAAACCTCTTTTATTTACTTTGCTTAATCTGACAACCAAGATTGAGTATTTGGATCAAATCCTTTTGTATGTAAAATATCTTGTGGATAGTGTTACTGTTGTTGACTACATAAAGCTCAATAACAATGCACGTACTCTGCGAAATATTTTGCGTGGAAATGGAAAGGTTGTACAAGATTTCCTCGACCATGTTAACGATTATAGACCTCCAGTTAATGTGGAAGAGGGAGAAGAACAGGGAATATACGATTACATCCCTGGTAGAGGCACCGTTGAAAATCTCAATAAATGTTTTACATCTATTGAGGAGACTGCTGCAGATGTAAAAACTGCTATAAATGAAACAACTTCAGTCTTACGTTCAATGGCTCCTGAAATTGAAGGTGCTGCCACGTCAGTATCTTCTATGCAAGAATTTGTACCCCATTTGATTGAAACCTTAAATTCTATTACAAAATTTACTAACGCTGGACATGAAACTCTCGGAAAACTTGAGAAGCATGCTGATAAAATAGTTACTGTTGAAACTTTTTCAGCAAGAATAAAACATAGTTGGCCTGCCATTTTAGCCTGTGCTACAGGAATTTCTACATCAGAAACAATGGCTGGTCTATTAACTCACG